GATTTAATGAACTTTTACCAATTATTTCCAACAAAATCAAAAATGTTTGCATGTTATTAGAGATAATTCTAATAATATTATTTAAATTTGGTTCAAAACCTAATAAGGTTCCAAGATCTCGTATTTGGTCTTCAAGATAATCATCCTCAATAACAATTTGTAAATCACTTAATTCTTTATAAACATATGATAAAATTTTATTATACGTATCTAATTGGTAAATTCTATTTGTCGGGTCTTCAGGTGAATAAAAAATATTTGACTTCAATTCAAAATCACCTGTTGTTGATTGAATATTAACGCCAACGATACTTTTATCACTTTTAATACTATTAATTATTTTAGCTAAAACAGTATTGTTACCACCTCCAGGTAATGTTAATTTACCAATCTCATTTATATTTTTATTTATATCTTTTATAAAACTTAATAAATCAAATGGTGTTGTATTTGTTATTAAGTTAGAGTCATTGATTGCCTCAAATAAGACTAAAGTTGTGGTACTAACGTCTTTATATTTTTCACTAGCGTTTGTATTAAAATAATCTCGTATTGTTTGATCGTAACTCTCAATAAGTGTTTTAAAATTTAATATTTTGTCGTTGTTTTGAACAGATTCTGTTGTTTCTTCGGAGCTTTTTATCGCCGAACCAGGTATTTTTTTTAATGAACTAGCTAAATCCCACAATGATGGGTTTCCTAGTATTTGGTATTTATTGAAACTTTGTTCATCAACATTTTTCTTGATTGCTTCATTTTGTGTTGTATATAATTGTTCTAAAATTTTACCACCAAGATATGTACCATCTTCTAATTTAAACATATATGGTGCGGTATAACCATATATTAATAAAAATGTATTAAAAATAGAGAACACGTCACCTTGAAATTCTGCTGTTACGTTATAATTACCAGTACTAGGATCAAATGCGGTATTTGTTTTTAATAAAACCAATTGTAGTTCAACCGCTTTGCCATAATAACCTTTATATGTTAATAAAAATTTTGGGTATGGTAATGTATAGAATATGTTATATGGGTTATCAATATCATTACCTCGTTCAAATAACATTCTACCTTGGACATCCGTAAATGTCATTTGGATTATTGGTATTTGATTGGCATTTATTGCTATATTAATATCGGTAATACCAAAAGTTTCTGGGTCTAATATGTAATTATCGGAATCTTTTTTATTAGCACTATCACTCGTAAAAAAATCAGTCCACTCTGATGTGAATTTATTTTTTCTATTATTATTGTTATCTTTTAATGGGTTTAAAAAATTTATGTAAATTGCTTCCGAGTCCTTTTTTTCACTTTTTTTACCATCTTTATCAATAGCAATTGATGTTTGTGATCTTTTTACAACCTTTAAATTGGTGTAAATCATTAAATCTTCTTGTTTAATGTATCTATCTACAATTTGATTGGATTCGTTAACAGATTTATTTGGGTCAATTACTAAAACACCTTGCGTATTATTATTAGCATTTTTTGCGTTTATATTAGGATTTGCTGTTTGCTCATTAATTGGTTTAGATAAATTAGCCCTTTTATATAAAATTTTATCATTATTCACCATAGTAATCTAATCGTTGTCTAATTTTTCTCTCATATTCAATTATTGTGGTATCAAGAGGATATGGTATTCTAACGGCTTGACCTTCTTTTATGTTCCACTCTAAACCACCAAATTCTGGATTTGCTAATAATATTAACCATGAGTAGTAAGGTAAACCATAATACTCTTGACTTAATTTATCCAATCTAGTTCTCGTTGTACTATAAATAACCATTTGGTCACTAGATTTTTCATCTAATTTAATAAATGGTGGTGATATAACGCCACTATCATTATTTAATTTTTTATATCGATTAAAATAACTACTCATAATTATTATTGATTTATTGTTGTTTCTTCCGTTTCTGGCTCCTCACTTTGTGTTGTAATATTAAACAATGCTTTAAGTGATGTAAAGGTTTTATAATTATTTTCAACAGAGTTTTTTATATTTTTGGTATCTTTAATTGTTAAAGTATAATCCTCAATAGTACCTTTAATTAAATTATCTATAAAAATTTGTGGTGTTAATTCCGATTCACTTTCAATATCGGTAATAATTTTATTAACACTTTTTAAAACATTATTATAGTTTTTAGTATATTCCGTATTAATTGGTGTTAATAATTTTAAAGCTTCTGTTTTGTATTTAGTTATAGCATTAAAAATATTATTTAAAATATTTTCTATTTGTTTATATCTAGCTTCTATTTGTTTTTCTTTTCTCTTAGGTGAATCACCATCGATGTTAAGTCTTGGTTCAATTAGTTTAATTCTATTTAAAATTTCCGCCTTATCTAAAGTAGTTAACTCATCGAAGAAACCAAGGAATAATAAATCAATTAAACCTGTATTTTTTATTATTTGATTTGTCACCCCAGTTAATATTAGTATATTAGCTGGTGATCCAGTGTTAATTAATGGATCAACTAATTGTTTTGGTATTTTATAATCATATGTGATAAACGTATTTATATTTGTTATCATATTGAATGTAGTTTGACCACTAACCGATAAAGGATTTAGTGTATAATATTCAATCCTACCAACAATTGCGGGAAATAAAGGGCTAGCGTCTATTGTTTGACCAGAGGTTGCACCAGTTAACGATTTTATTTGTGATTTAAATTCATAAGAATCAATATATGTAATATCCAAATCAAAACTTTTATTCATGAAATTATCATTAATCATAATATCTAGAGCTTTATTTGTGAAATCAAAAAATTCATAATTTATCTTCTCAAAAGTATAAGTCATTGGGTAAAACTCAGCATAAGTACCTGTTGTATCTTCACCAACACCTGGTTGTATTGTTAATGTTGTTGTAATACCTGATTGTAAATTTTTATCAAATTTATCATTAAGTGTGATACCAGTACCACCAAAAACAAAGTTAGGTGTTGTCCCACCCGTTATTACAATATTTGATTTAATTGAATCGGACTCAACTAGATAATTACTAAAATTAAAACTAGTTCCCGTTGCTATTTTAATAATTTCTGGATCTTTACTTATTTGTTTGAAAAAATAATTACCATTTCCTAATGATAAAAATTTAATCTTATCTGAATTACTATTTTCTCTATTGTATATATAATCTCTAACATCTTTAAGTGAAATTAGTTTATGTTCATTTATAGAAGATGTTCTATACACACCATATGGGTCATAACCGAATAAAGTTTCTGGGTCTGTTTTTAATTTATATTCATTTGGTATCACCTCAAATCTTTCTATTGATGTACCATTTGATTTAGCATCGTAACCATCAAAAACGGTTGATAATCCAGCCATTAATGTGCCTAACTTACCTGTACTTTGTTGAATGTTTGATATGGTATTAATATTAAATTCAATGTAATCAGAATAATATTTAATAAATTTGTCTATCAAATAATTTATAAATATATCTCTGTATGGTTTTTCAAAAAGTGTTAAGTAATTTAAATATGTTGCTTTACTACTATCATCAAAATGCCAATAATGTAATAAATCCGATTTAATTTTATCGAACATTTCTGCTCTTAATGATTCTGTTATTAAGCTAATTGTTCTGAGTGATGTTGAATAATCTTTAAAATAAAAACCAGCGACTTCAGCTGTTTTTATAGTATTATCTTTACCACCAGTTAAATTACCTGGATCTAATCTATCATTGTCACCAAAAATACCACTATTATTAATTAATGTCTTACCATCACCTATTTTAAATAAATTATTTTGTGGATATAAATGTAATTTTATTGGTGTGAATTTTAATTCTGATAAATTAGGGTATTCGCTGTTAATTGCTTTAGATAAGTTGGAAAATTCAACATAATTATTTTGATTAGCCTCATTTTCAAAAGTATTAAATAAGTAGTATTTTGAAGAATTGGTATTACCACTCGTTGCTAATGTTACACCACTTATGGCATAAGTTGTACCACTTGTTTGATTAAAATAATTCGCTAATGTATCTTCCTTTAATGTGGTATTATAATTTTTATTTAAAACTAATTGTAATAAAATATTACTATTTGATATCGGTTTATTATAGTCGAAATTATTTACAACAACCTCACCATAAGTTTCATATAGATTTTTAAATATATCATAATATTGTATATCGTACCAATTGAAGTAATCAATAGTTTTATATACGTTAGACAACATTTCTTGGGTTGTTCCAGTAAGTATAGTGGCACCATGAAATTCATAATAAAATGGTAATTCACCATAGTTTCTTAATTTTACCTCATCCCAATATTTGTCGTTAGTTATGGGTGCTATTGTACCATTGAAACTATTACCTGTTACAGATTTTGTGTCATCATCTTTTCTGGTATAAAATTTACCGTTATCAACCACAACAGAATATTTTTGATATACTTCCGATGGGTCATATTGTCTTGAGGCTAATAAATTAGTTCTACCCCCACCACCAGCATTGGTTGGTTGTCTTTTCTTTGTAATAGATCCTAGTGTACCATATGGTATATCATCCGTAAAACCATTTGATACAAACTTTTCACCAATAGCTGTTATTGGTATTAAATCAAGTAAATTATTATCAAAATAACTTGTTTCTAAATTAATTAAACTTCTCTCAAATTCATTTGTATTAGCGAATGTCCTTTCGTCATATATATCAGCGTTGGCATAATAATTAAATGATAATGCATTTTGTAATTCATCAACATATTTTCTTAATCCAGAACCACCAATATATTTAAAGCCTAATTGTATATTTGCAATCATTGGTTGTACACCAATACCTTCTGGGTTTAAATCTAAAATTAATGGGTCGTAAGAAATATTTAAACTACCGATTATTATTTTTGTATTGTAAAAATCACCAATTCTTAAAACACAAACAGGTGGTTTACCAAAAGCTGTGTTTGATGCATCACAAGTATCTGTTTCAGATTTTTTAATAGTATCACCAGGTCTTAAACATTGTTGTAAAAATGTTATTCTTGAATTTAAACCCTCAGGGGTCATAGCGTGGAATGCTGGTTGAAAATATTTTAATTTCTCTTTTATTGTATTGTAAACAATGGGTGAGTCATTTTTTAATAAATCAAAATATTCGCATTCTGTTATTAATTTATTAATAATTCTTTGAGCAATTTCACGTTTAGTTACTGATGTGTCATTTGTTGGTAATGGTATTGATATTGTCTCATTTTTTGGTACTGTTGATTGGGGGTCTTTAGCTTTGTTTATTGCTTCGACATTAATAGTAACACGTCTGGCATATGAACTAACAATAGATAAGGCACCGCAAACAATATCTTTATATGGTCTGTCAACCCTAGCTTCAATACTACCTATCTCGCCAGCTGATTTATTTGGTAATAAATTTTTTGCAATAACTTCATTCGCTATTTTATCGGTTTCAAAACAACAATAAGTAACTGTAGTTCCAGATGTACTATTTTGATCTGGTGCATTTACTTCAAAATAATTATAAGTACCAACTTTTTTTGGTGATTTATATATTGATTTAATTGTTTCTTCTGGTGTTAATGCGCTACTATTTACTAATGTAAATCTAATAGTGTCTCTTGGTGTATTTAAAAAGGGTGGTACTGTGTTATCTCTTTGAATTGTAATAGTGTTTATGTTTTCGCTATATAAGGTATCCACATTTTCTTTAGTTATTTCAGTACCACTTTCAGTGTATACTTTACCAACTACATTTATAACAGTTGTAATTAACCATTTAGTAACCGATTGGAATCTTCTCCTAGCTAATTGTTCATTATATGTTTTGCTATTTTTATCTGGAGCTAATGGTGAAGCATAAGCGTCTAACTTTATATTTAAATCAAAACCTTTATATTTATCACTAACCAATTCTTTTCTAATTTCATCAAATTGTGTTTTAAAACCATACCATTTTGCGTCACTATTTGATATATTAAAATAGTTTTCGGCACTATTACTACCTATTGTGTTTGAATATTTAATAAAAGTTGGGTTTATATCATTATTTCTATAAGTGTTTTTTACAACTTCGGCGTTATTTGAATCGACACCAGATGTTAATTTAGCATATTTTTCAAAATAAATATCAAAAGCCTCGACTGTGCCAGTATCATAAATATCACTTGTTTTTTTGTTATATTTTGTATTATCTAAAGGCACATCATTCTCAAAGAAAAAATTAAATCCATTAATTTTTGATTGTGGTGTGATATTATTAACTTCAACTAATGCTGTATTTTGTGGTTGGGTGTTAATTGTAGCTTTTTCTACCTTATCTTTTAATATTTGGTTGCTATTGCTTAAATCTAAACCAGCTATTACACTTTTAAAATAGTCAATATCGGTTTGTGTAAACTGATCCCAAATTCTAGCTAATTCAAATACATCAAAATCAACACAACCAGCCCAAAAAGCCGATAATATCTCATCAACTTGATTGTCGTTAAGTCTAGCTAACTCTTTTTGTGCCAATAAATTTAATATAGATGGGTGATCCACAACAATTTTCCAACTAAGTGTACCACTTCTTTCTGAATTGTTATATGTATAGATCGGTTCTGGTCTACCTAAAAATTGATGAGGAGTCCAATTGGCTGTTGTATCATCTGTAAATGCAATATCATATGGTGGAAACCACATAATTCGACCACCATTCATACCTTTTTCACATGAAGGTAAATCATTAAATTTTGGGGAATCTCGCCACGCCAAATTTTCAAGAGAAAACATATATTTTCTAGCTCTTTTCTCACCAAAAGCTTCAATTCTAGATATAGTATTGTCATTATTATTACCACTATTTACTGTGGTGACATTTAATTCAGAAGGATGGATATTTAAGTTACCATATCTATCTAATACTGAATTTCTTTCTTTTCTATTTAATTCTTTGTATCTTAATAAATCTGTTATTTTAGAATATGGTCTTTCTTTTGTCCATACTCTACATAATTCCGATTTATCATAAACATCTTTATCAACCCTTTTGCCTGAAATATCTAAACCTGGTACTTCGTAATTATACCCAATAAGTTCACCAGCTTTATTTAATCTAGGTGTTTTAACTGGTGATATTGTTGCGTTACCTCTTGAGACAAAATCATATCCATCATAAAATTTTGTTAATGTTTGGTCAATTGGTGATCCGAAGTTTTTAACACCTTTATCTAATAATTGACTTGTTTTAAATAATATCGAACATTCTCTAAATGTTTTATTATTAAAACTATATTTTGTTTCATCAACATTTGTTGATATAACTAAATTTGAAGTACCCCCAGTTGTTGCTGAATTATTTGATTTTTTCCAAATAAAATTAGTTGATATTGATCCATATTCCGAAACTTCATCATATCCTGGCTCAGAATATGGTGTTCCACTTGGATTAGCCTTTTTTAAACTTTCTGTTAATTCCTCATTACTCTTAACTTGATCTCCACTTGAATCCTGTAACAAATATAAAGGATCTTCATTTTTATTTCTATTACCAATATAGTAATTACCTTCAGGTCTACTACCAGCACCAATACCTAAAAAACCAGATATTGTTCTAAGTTCTTGTGCTATTTTATCACCTAATCTAAATACACCACTTTGATATTCAGCTAAATAATCTGGTTGGTATTTATTTTTCTTTATTGATGAAAATAACGCATATTTTTGACCAGCACCAGTGTGATTTAGATAAAAAATGTCTCTATTAACTTCTCTACCAAATAAATCATTAACAAATTTAGTTATACTACTTGCTGGTACACCGTTAGTAGTATTAGAAACAAAACATTTTGGTGTGTAATCTTCGCGAATATCTCTTATTAATGATATTGGTGATTGTATACCAGCTAAAGATGATGTAAACTCAATAGCTCTACTGATGGGGTTGGCAGCAACGGTTATTTCGAAATTTTTTTCAAACCAACTTCTCGGATCTCTAATTAAATTTATTGCTGTAATGGGATTTGTTAATGCCTCATCTAATGTGGTTCTACCCAATGTTTCGCGCTCAATTGCTCGTTGTATTCTAGCCTCAAAATTAAATTTAAGTTCTAGGGCGGCAATATTCATTAATAATGTCTCGTCCTTTAATGGTGGGTCATTATTTAAGAGATATGATACTGGGTCGGAAGCAACGCCAAATAAAAAAGGTAAGGGTGATCTTTTATTTACGTTTAAATTCAAAAATTCACTAGGTTCATATTTTTGTGGTTCATTAAAAACATAAACACCAGAATTATATGCATCAATATATGGTTTAGTTGATTGATTTTCTTGTAATAATAAAACTTTAGATTCAAATTGATTTAACTCAACAGGCATATACCTATTTTGTTGTAATGATAAATTTAAAGATATTTCTGGTGTTTGATTTGATTGAATGGTAACACTGTTTGCGTCAGGTATTTTTAAATCACTTATTACAGTAAATTCACCGATAGCTTCTAATAGAGATGAGTATGTATAATTATTTGAACTTAAATAACTAAACATTGGGTCATTTTCTGAAGGATCAACATCATTTCTATCTTTATTTCTTCTAAATAATAATGTTCTTTGTTTTTCCGCATTAAAATCAATAGATTCCTCTAAATTACCTGGATCTAAATTACTAAAATCTCTAATGGTTGTTTCTTTACCACGATCATTTAGAGAGTATGTTGTTAGATATGTTTGTATATCGGTTGGTGTTGCTAAATTTTTATTTAAATTTATTCTTCTCGGATTCTCAGATTCGCTTTTTACATCACCTGGATTAACAATTCTACTATCACCGATTTCGGTGGGTAATCCTCTACCATCTAAATATTGTTGTGTTAACGCATTATTTAATGTAGTGTTATTAATACCTTGTCTAATATCAGAAGGTGTTTGTAAATTTTTATTTAAATTTTTCTGTCTAATTGGTATTGAATCTTCAACTAAATTTCCTGGGTTTTTTAATGTAACTGAAACTTTGTCTGACCTTATTGTGGCATCCTTACCTAGTGAATCTAAATAAGAAGTATAAAGTGAAGCACCACTTAATTCCACAATACCCAAAACAATATCTGGTGGTGTTTTTAAGTTTAATTTTAAAACACCATCTCTAAATTGCTCAGAAAAAATTTTAAGACCCATATTTTTAATTTATTTTTTTTTACATTAATGGTTTAATTGGTGAAACATTTGAATTTTGGTAATTACCAAAACCATTTTCATACGATTTGTTAATTGATGAGATTCTTGATCCTATTAAATCTCTAGCATTATACATCTGATCCCAGGTAACCACTTTACCATCATCAGATTTTATTATTATTGTACCTCCATGTTGTATGGTACCATTACCCATATTACCACCTGAACCATATCCACTTGACGCTCTTTCCATCGCTGCTTGATCGATAAATTGAACCATATCGCCTTTACCGAATTTACCATAAGAACCGTCTTTATATATAACCCCATCATCGAAGTTACCATATGATTTACCTTTTTCATATGGATCGTATCCTGAAAATTTATCCATATACCCAAAGGTCATATCACTCATCGCTTCAGCTTGAATTAAACCCTGTTTTTCTGCCCATTCAGACATTTTTGTATCACCAAGAGCTAATCCTAATAAGTTGCCAATACTACTAAATGCGCTTTTTAATCCACCTGTTCCAAAATTAATTAATCGTTCACCGCCACTTATTTCTTTTGATTTTTCGTATTCACTAGTCTTTTGTTTTTGTTGTTTTTTAATCTCATCTTTACCAAAAATATCATTCATCACATCAGAAGAGAGAGAATTTTTTTGCATCTCAAGACCTTTTCTTTTAGCTTTATCACCACCAAGAAAACCAGGTAAAACATCTCCAATGATTTCTAACAAAGAACCAAACGTATATTCTATCAAAGGCATAATGTATTTAAATAATTTAATAACCGATGGTAATACAAATTCATTAAACAATAGTGAAACAGTTTTACCTAATTTATCTAAAATACCCTCACCTTTTTTTTCCGAAAATATTTTTTGAATTTCTTCAAAAACAGTTTTACCACTAGCTAATATACCTTTAAACATTGTCGTGAAACCATTTTCACCCATTACATCTTCACTTATGAACTTTGCAATAGATGTGCCAGCAGATTCCATTTCAACTAAAAAATTACTAAAATCTTTACTGTTGAATAAATTAGTAAAAACATTTGAAAAACCCATAACAAATCTGTCATATATCATTTCAAATCTTTCCATTATATTTTTACGACCCATTGCCGCTTGTTCACTTTTTTTCCTTTCCTCTAATACCCTATTTAATAAACTTTTATCTGTTATGCTTTCAAGTAAAGTAACAGTACCATCACCTAAATCAATTCCATATTTACCACCTTCACCTAATTTCATTAAAGAAGCTATTGCTGGTTTATCATCTTCTTTAATACCCATAAAACCAGCTTTACTTAATACAGTCATTTTATCGGCTATTTTTTTCTGTTCAATAGCTGTTGCTACAGCATCTTCATAGTTTTGACCGAGAGTTTCGGCTGCAATTTTTAACATTTTTCTATCAGCTGGTGATATAAAATAATTACCTTCACCATCTTTTTGCACAATTCCAGAAACAGTATTTGCAAATTTCTCAGCAAGCGCTGTTGGGTCTGTCATTGATTCAAAAGCTAATTGCATTGGATCACCAAAACTAGCAGCAAATTTACCACCCAACGTTTGCATTCTAGCCGAAGCCTCAACTGCTTTTTCGGGATCGAAGAATGCATCAGCAAAAGCTTTTGTGGATGCAACTATATCAAATCTAATCGCTGTTGCTTTAGCGGCTAATTTAGTTAAATTATCCAAACCTTTACCAAAACCAATTCCAGTTAAACTTTGAACTAACCCTTGATACGTTTTTAATACCTTAGTTGTATTTACATTATATTTAGCAGCGAGGTTTCTAGCTCTATCCGTTAAATTAATTGTATTCTCTAAAGAAACCCCAATATTATCAAAACTAGCGGCTAATTCTGAAGCACCTTGAACACCTAAACCAGTCCCTAGACCTAACTCAACTAATTGACCAACTTCTTTTTCATTAAATAATCTATTTTTACCAGTAACCTCACTAAATTGTTGAATTATTGTTGCAACATCTTTCATACTACCACCAAAATTCATGGCAGATATGCTTAATGATGCAAAATTATTTAATAAATTTCTAGAACCTTTTTCGGTTAAACCGATATCAGCCGCAAGATTACCAACGGTGGTCTGCATTTCTAAAAATACCCCAAAAGCCTTTTCGATTGGTATAAAAAAATCAAACATTTTTTTACCCATGCCAATAATACCACCAATAATATCACCTATAATTGGTATAATTGACATAAACCCACCAACACCTCCGATAACAGCATCGGAAACAGCGCCAATTTTACCACCCTGGGCGCTAAGTTTTCCAAGAACGGGTATTGTTTGTTGCATTTGTTTTAACCCTATTTTATTTTGAGCGTTTTTAACTTGTAATGCTTGATGTTGTTTTTTTAATGCGTCCGCCTCAGATAAGTTTCCATTTTTTTTTGCTTTTTCATAATCTTTAGCGATGTCTACCAATTGTTTTTCAGTATTTTGAATAGTTTTTTTAGTTTTATTTATTTTTCCAGTTTGTTCTAATATTTTAGAACCAGAGCTAGCTATTCTTTTAAAAACATTAAGACCTTTATAGTCAGATTTCAACATATCACGTTTGGTTTCGTACATGTTCTTTTGTTGTTCAACCATTGTCGCTTGAATCTTTTCTAACTGTTTCATATTAATAACACCGCTGTTTAACGCATTATTCCAAAGACCAGTGCTATTTAATAAATCAGAAAATAAATCACCTTGTGCCATTATTTAAATTTTATTATATATTTATTCTCAATAATTTTATTAATTTCTTTAATATTATATTTTGATTTATTTGCATTTAGTTCATTTAAAAAATTATTGATTTTAGTAACTTCTTTAGCGAATTGTTTTAAATTAATAATAATCGACAATAATTTATTATTATTTGATTTTGATTGATCATTAATTTCACCTTTAAATAATAATTCAATTTCATTATTTGGCGGTAAAACCAATTTATTATTAATAGTATAGTTTTTTTCTGAAGTTATTCTATATGAATTTTTTGCTTCAAAAGTTACATCGTTAATTTCTTTAGTTAATATATTATGTTTTTTTAATAACGCATATATTGAGTATAATTCTTTATTGTAATCTTTAGGTAAATCAATCTTTTCGTCATCTATATTAACATTATTCGACCCACTTAGCGCATTTTTAATTAGTCTTTCAGCATCACTAGCATGTGTATTCGCTTTACCTAATTTATAAAAAGTTTTTGCGGCATCTTTGCTTGTTGCTATCGCATCAAAATCTTTTTTAGTGTATGAACCTGGTGTGGTAACTTCATTAATTATATTAAAATTATTTTCCTCAATCATTTTAATACGTTCTTTTATTTTATCTATTGACATAACAACTAATTTTATTTATAAATAGTTTTAAATTAAAAAACCCACAAATTATTGTGGGTTCTGATTATTTTCTCTTAGCGTTTGCTTTCGATATTTCACGTTCTCGATGTTCTTTAACCTTTTTATTCTCATCCATTAAGATATCAATAAAAGCTCTTCTTTCGTAAACTGGCATATGTAGTATATCAGCGTAGCTAAAATTAGCGTGTTTAATTAGAATATAAAACTCATAAAGGATATCTTTTTTATAAGTCGAGGTAGGGCCAAAGAAATTTTGAGGTAATAGGAAGTTCACCAAAAAAAAATTCCCCGCTTGGGGCTTCTACGGATATGTTTAAATCTAAACCAGGTTCATTCTCGTTAATGTATTTTCTAAGGGCACCTGAATCCATAACCGACATATTATCAACGAACATTTGTATTTGGACTCTATCTCTAACACCATCAACTTCCATTATTTGTGAAGCTAATCTCATTGTTAATAATTGAGATATTGCAGCTTGACCTAATTTTTTTCGTCTAGCATCATCCTCTCTAACTAATTTCTCGTCTTCATCAGATGTTAGGTATTTAAATTTAATTTTACTTTTTGCTTTTGGTAAAGTAAATTCACATTCACCATTTTCATCTGGTTCAATCATGGTTTCCTTTGATTTAAATTGACTTATATCAATTTCGGCTTCAAATTTTTGACCTGTTTTTGGATCGGTTAATTCAACGGGATACATTTCGCCATAACCTGTCGCTCTTAAGAAAAATAAAACAGCGTTTTTATCACCAGATAATAATTGACCAGCTTTTATTTCTTGATCAATAATTTTTCTATCCAATAAAACATCAATAACTTTACCATTTTGTAATAAATTTGGTGAGGTCAATATGTTTTCATCTGAAGCTGTTAGGTATGCAACTTTAACGGTTGATTTTTTATTTTTGTAAAATTTACCTTCGGATGGTAAAGCTATTAAATCATGAGCTGGTTCATTAAAAGTGTTATTCATATTTTTTTTTATTAAAATTAATTATATTATTAAATATTGTAAATATTATTTTTGGTAAATCTAAACTAATTATTGGTATAAGTAAATAGAAAATGGCAAATAAAAAAAAGAAAATGGGTAAAATCTTTAAAAAAACAAGTGAGTGTTCTGGTTTAGAGGTTGAATTTGCTAAAATATTAACTGAATTGGGTATTAACTTCAAACAACACTTTATGTTTAAAAAAAGGGAGTTTGACTTTTTATTGCTTGACCACAACATATTAGTTGAAACGCATGGTTGTTTTTTTCATTGTTGTAAACAACATAACCCAGAGGTAAAATATCCTTTTCAGAAAAAAAATTTAAAGAATGATCAATATAAAGTTAAAATAGTTAAATTTAACAAAAATTATAATTTATTGGTTGTTTGGGAACATGAAATAAAAAATAAAAAACTATTAACTGAAAGGATAGATAGTTTTATAGAAAAGTATAGTGTTCTTAAAATACTTAACGGGTAAAAAAAATACCGCAACCGCAATCACATGTTGGTATAATACCATTGCATTTATACTTTATGTAAGTGTCTTCTGATTTAATACCATGGATACGTGAATTGTGTTTTCTAAAAGAAGAATACGATTCAAATTCCTTATTACATTCTGGACATAAAAAAAGTTCCATACATTTATTTTTATATAAATATACGAAACTTTTTATAAAAGTCAAGTCCGATTGATATATTTTACTTAAAAAAAGTATAAGTAATTGATAATCAAATCAATATACTAATATACATCTATCAGGTCTAAGTGTTACTGTAATTTCAGCAATATCTTCAGAACTATAATCTAATGAACCGAAATCAGCGTTTGTTAAAAATGTACCTTGAAGTATCCATTTCTCAACAACAACACCAGTTGGATCTAACATTTCCAATTCGATATCTTTTTTATAACCTGCAGCATAACCCATACGTCCAGTAACAGATTCAGCATGTAAACGAACCCACTCCATTAATGCTTGTGTAGCTGAAGGACCTATTGGGTCTTTAAATGTAACATCTATTGACTCCCAATTAAATCTACCTGCAACATATGTTGAAGTATTTAAAAAAGGAATCTCAACTTCACCAATTGTAATTTTTGGTCTTGAAGTTGATACAACAAACCATTCATTAATACCCAATGAACTAGGGAATCTTAAAATAAACCTATTCTGTTTTTTTGGTTCATACGGTACGGGCATTTTCATTAACAAGTTAGCCATAATATTCTATTTTTTTTGTTTTTAATTTTTTAATTATTTCTTCTTATATAAATATCTAATAAATTTGTTTTATTTACTATAAATAAATATTTTTTTATTTTTTACTTGACTTTATGTTTTTTATTTCGTATTATTGTAAAGGACCTTAGATATTAGGACCAGTATCTGTACAATATATAATATAAATATAAATATATAATATAAATATATAATATAAATATATAATATAAATATATAATATAAAATTATAAGGACCTGGTCCAGGACCAGGACCTGGTCCTATATTAATAGGTTTATTTAATTTTTTTAACATTGATACTAAACAGCTAAAAGAATTTAAAATAAATGAGGATTATTCATAAATCATATAATTTTAAATAACCATATAGAGGTACCAATATTGTATTATTGTATACCATCAAAAGATACACTTGTAGGTGTTACAGTGAATTCTAATTTAATTGAACCACAATCCCATATTTTATCATATCCAATTTCTAACATTATCTCAAATTCAGTTTTAGACATACTTCAACAATTTGCTATATATATCTGAAAATATAGTAAAATTATATTTAATATCTAAAATAAAAAACCCCAGTTAAAGACTGGGGTTTTAAAATACTATAATCTATTTTTTTTGTTATTGTATACTATCAAATGAAACACTTGTTGGAGTTACAGTAAATTCTAATTCAATAAATTCTAACGTTGGTGTTGGTTTAATGAATATCTTACCTCTTAATGTATTTCTATCAGTATCTTCTATATCATTAACCAATGAAACTCTAAAGTCCGTTAAACCTCTTTCTCTTCTAATATTATCCAAAATTGGATTAACTAATGATAAGAATTGACTTCTAATTTGAGCATCATTTGGATCAAACAACAATCTATTTGCAACAGCCACAATTAATTTTCTAGCTTGTAGCAATAATCTTCTAATGTTCAATCTATCTAAAGCACTTGATCTAACTTGTAAGTTTCTATTACCCCAGATAACTGTTCCCACATCAGAGAATGTGGCAATAGGGTTAATTCTACCTGGATATAATAAATCTCTACCTTCTTGATCCAAAGGAATACGTGCTCTAACACAGTTAACAATACCTCTGTTGTAACCCGCAGTTGCAAACCAAGGAAACGCCACATTATCAGTGAATGCTAAATTTCTAACAACTTCAGCCGTAGGTGGTATAAATATGTTTGCATTGTTTTCTGTATCAGCAATTTGTATCCAAGGATAGTAAACCGCAGTATAATTTGAATCAATTTCAGTGTTATCTAACTCATCAATAATATCAGCTGGATAATACCAATCCTGTGTGTCAGAAGCATTATTGTTATTTAATAATCTAATATCAGGTAATGTTGGTAAGTATATTGAATCAAATCTTTTTTCTTCAACAATCTCAATAGTATCTCTAACCAATTCAGTGTTATTTAACATATCAATACCTGGTGTTGCCAAAATATTAATTATCGTATTTTCTGGATTTTCAAAGGTTTTTATACCATAAAGTGATGCATAGTAATCTGATGTACCAAAAGTTTCAGCATATTCCACAGAAGCAAATGTATCAAAACCACTTTGAATGAAACCAGTTCTACCTATTTTATACTCATCAGTATTCGTTCTTTGTTCTCTGTAAATATCCCAACCATCAAAACCACCAGCAAATAAAGCCGTGAATTTTCTAGTTTTAATGTCATGATATCTGTGACTTGTGTTACTAGCGATAACTGTTGCATCAACAAATGTATCTGCACCGCATTCAAAAACAAATTCACCACTTGTGTTTACAATAGTACTACCAGATATATCCATGTGGAAACCTTTGGTTTTTGTTGACCAATCATCACCGCTGTTATATGCACCTGTTACTGAGAATTTACCTTTAAATAATAACAAGTCACTATCAAAACCATATTCAGTATCGTTAAAACCTAAATAGATTTTTCTAACTTTATCACCACCTGGGAAATTTGTGTTTTCACCTGGTAAGTAATATTTTGTTTTGAAAGGAATCGAAGGTACTCCACTGTAATTTGATTGTGTTGAACCAGTACCACTAGTTCTAAACTCATAACCTTCAAAACCTGCTGGTACACCATCAACTGGTGCATTATCAGCCATTTCAATAACTATATAAGAACTCTTTAAACCATATTTATTATCTACGGTACCAATTTTTCTACCAATGTAATTATCTTGTGTTTCATCCATAGATAATGTAAAGAATCTCTCTAAAATAACTGGTGCTCTATCAGAATCGTTAAATGCTCTAACATAAAGATCAAATGTTTTTTTATCTAAGTCAGTGTTAGCGATTGATAGTTTAATTTCTGTATTTGCATTTCCACCATCAGATATTGAGATTGCTCTGAATAATCTTTGAGGTAAACCACCACGTAATTCTGAAACAAAAAACGGTGTTGTGGGTGATTGATATTGGAATTTATAATGATCCCAATTATTAACCGATAAAATATCAGCATATAAACCTTTAATTGTACCATCATTAAAACCTTTTATCAATGTTGCACTATATACATCCTCACAGAATAAGTAAGTATCTTTATCTGAAGCATCAATACCCAGAACATTTTTAATAAAGTTTTTCTTATTTTTATCTAATGAAACTGTATATGAAAAACTAGTACCATTTGCTGAAACACCTGTAATATCAAATGTTGCTAAAGGATTTGTGATTGCGGCATCAAATTGTGAAACACCAATCGATGTACCAGTAATATCGTATATTAATTGATTTGTTATATAGCTACCTCTACTTTTTAAAGACGCTATGGTTTTTTTATGATTTGTTAAATTTGGTGACGCATCATAATCATAAACAACAACTCTTGTTTTACCCGTGTAGGTATTAATACCAATGGCTTCCACATTATAATTATATACAGCAAAAGAAGTGTGTTCAAACTTATCTGTTGTTTCATTAAATGAAAATTCATTCTCTAGAACGTAATCTTGTCTAGTTTCACCAGCTGGTAATTCGTAAGCATCAACAAATGTTGTTGTACCAGTAAATCCTGTTATTAATGATTTAATGTTATTTTGAATACTAGTTTCTTCTGATGTTTCTAATAAACCCCAATAAAGAGAACTTGTCTTACCTGTTGTATTATACCAACCATCAGCTGTACTTGTAGTAAAAAATGTACTATAATCCCCATCAAATTTAGTTTTAGCCACACCCGTTAAAGTTGTTATTTGATCGATAATTTCAGTAGAAGTACCACTCACAAAAAACTTACCAGCACTAGTACCAGTTGTTGTCATTGTAAAAGTATAATCAGTTGATGTACCAGTTGTTGATCCAGTATAATCCAATGTGGTGTCATCAAGAGACCCCATAGTTCTAATTACATAACTCATACCAGCATCATAACCAGAAAGACCCAACACACGTGTTACGAATAATTGATTTGATTGACTTAAGTATGATTTTGCTATATATGGTAATTCATATTTAACAATTTGAGTATTTTTAAATTTTTCAGGACTAGTACCACCAAAAGACACTTTAAACTCATCATAATTTCTAATGAATATTGGTTGGAACGCAGGGCCTTTTTTTGTTTCGCCAACAAGACCCAAAGTTGTAACACCGATTGTTTCAGTTGTAAATGTTAAATCCTTTTCTGATGTGTAAACACCAGCTGATGCATAAATTTTGTTTGCCATATTTTAATTAATTTTTTTATTTTTTATTTACGTATTACCTAACAATAAATATCTATAACTTTTTCAAAAAACTATTTACTTTTTAAAATATTTCATTTAACGAGTAATTTCTGTTACAGTGAAAACTTTATTAATACTTGGTTGAACTTCAAAATCTTCTGGATCTAATATAAAACCTTGTAAATTAAAGGAATATAACTGAATATAAAATCTTTTACTATTCAAATCACTTAATTGACTTTCATCTGATGTATCTTCTAAAATCATTGGTATATAATGACCATTTACCACAGTATACGCCTGCCTACTTTGAAATTCTTTTAAAACTATTGAATTAAACTTATTTAAATCAGCTTGTCTATAGGCTAAAATCCTAACATCATAGTTTATATCAATTGGTATTGGTTGTGGTATTTTATATATATCCATACCTTTTCTATTACCATCCCAGGTCGGTACCTGAGCATATGTAAACATTTTACCTTGTGGTATATTATAAATTAAAGATGGGTTTGTCCCTGGTTTTGTGTTTGGTTGTCTTACAATATTTATTAAAGGTAATTTAACATTTTTATATTCATCCGAAAATTTCCAAGTCTTACTAAATTCATTCCATTTTTGAATACCCATCATAAAAACAGGTACTTTAGCGCCATTAAGTGATAATGATAAGTTATTTGTAATAAATTCTTTAAAACCAGCATCTAAATCAACATGTACAATACCTTTAGGTAAATAAGTGTCCTTATCAATTATCATGTCTTTCATATTTTCGGCAGCGCCACTTTGCATTGAATAAGGATATTCAATATTTTCTCTCTCTCTAGCTAAGTTAATTTTCTTTTTATAAGTTCCAGGTAAAGCCATAATTATATTCCATTAAATTGATCAGGATCAACTGTAACACATTTTATTGTTGTAAAAAAACTTTTATAACCATATTGTGTGTGTGCGTTATCCGCGTTTATTTTACCATCATCAAAAACTTCAAAATATTTTAAATTATCCTCTCTGTCGGAATACCCAACAATATCACCATAAGATATTTCAATATTTTTATCCTCAAGTTGTTTATTTAAAATATTAAAAGTTAGATTACCGTATTCTTGATATCTCAAAGTACCAACATCACCATAAGTTTTGTTTTCAGCTTCACTTATACTTAATAAGACTTTTAACTCAACTGGTGGTAAAAATCTAGTATCTTTTGCATTACTTTCGCCATATATATCACTAC